GGCCGAGTCATCAGCCAAGCCGTCCAAGCCGAGCTCGTTAAGCAGAAGCGGCCCGGCGGCATCCTAAGTCGCTAGGCTAAGTACACAGCTAAGTACAAGAAATGGCTACGTTCACATGGTCACCAAGCTACGAACCTACAGAGGTAAGTAAGCCGCGTGTTCGTCGGTTTCAGGCTGGCGATGGATACGAACAGCGCATCCGCTTTGGCTTGAACACGGACCCCAAAGAGTGGAACCTGTCGTTCAACGAACGCTCAAACACCGAACGCGACGAAATCCTCACTTTCCTCGAGGCTCGCGGCGCTTACGAGTCCTTCGACTGGACCCCTCCTCGCGGCTCTTCCGGCAAGTTCGTCTGTGCAGAGTGGCAACTCACAATGCGGGCTTACAATTTCAACACCATCCAAGCCACCTTCCGCCGCGTCTTCGAACCCTAAGCTGCCTCGCCGCTTAGCTCCCTCACCGCTTAGCTCCCTCACCGCTTAGCTCCCTCACCGCTTAGCAAGCCTATGGCCGTCCCAACCTCAGAGCTGCAGGCTATTGCTCCCAGCTCAATTATTGAGCTTTATGAACTGGAGCTAAACGCCCTCCAGCATGGCACCTCCGCCACCTACCGCTTTCACGCTGGAACCAACTTGGTGGATAACGGCGACGTGACCTGGGCTGGCAACGTCTACCAACGCTTCCCTATCGAGGCCGACGGCTTCGAGTACAGCGGCCAAGGCACCCTCCCTCGTCCTCAACTCCGCTGCAGCAACATCTTCGGCACCATTACCGCGATCCTGCTCACCTTGCCCAGCGGTCTGGAGGGCGCCAAGGTGACGCGGATCCGCACCATGGCCCGCTACCTCGATGCCGTCAACTTCCCTGGCGGCACCAACCCCTACGGCACCCCCGACCCCACGGCCGAGTTCCCCCGCGAGATCTACTACATCGACCGCAAATCCGCCGAAAACCGCGACGTCGTCGAGTTCGAACTTGCCAGCGCCTTCGACCTAGCCGGTGTTCGCGCCCCTAAGCGGCAGTGCATCAGCTCTGTGTGTCAGTGGAAGTACCGCAGCGCTGAGTGCAGCTACACCGGCACCAATTACTACGACGCCAACGACAGCCCCGTAGGTAGCGCCGGCCAAGACGTATGCGGAAAGCGAGTAAGTAGCTGCCAAATACGCTTTGGCGCCACTGCTGAACTACCGTTCGGCTCCTACGCAGGCGTGGGCTCTTATTACACCTAAGCCGATGTGGAAAGCCGATGCATTAGATCACGCCAAGGAACTGGACCCTGTAGAGGCGTGTGGCTTGGTGGTGGTGATCAAAGGCCGCGAACGTTACTGGCAATGCCGCAACCTGGCCCGGACACCGAGCGAACAGTTCATCCTCGACCCCGATGACTACATGGCCGCCGAGGAGGTTGGCGAAGTCGTGGCCGTGGTGCATAGCCACCCAGTGACGCCACCAGCGCCAAGCATGGCCGACCGCGTGTCTTGCGAGGCAAGCGGCCTCCCCTGGCACATCGTCAACCCCAAGACCGAGGCTTGGGACACCTGCCTCCCCTGTGGCTACAAGGCCCCACTCATCGGCCGCTCTTGGGTGTGGGGCGTTACCGACTGCTGGTCGCTCGCCCGTGACTGGTACGCCGAGCAAGGCCTAAGCCTGCGCGACTGGGAGCGCCCCCACAACCCCGACGCCTTCCTGGCCGACCCCATGTTCGAGCGCTGCTGGGCCGACACCGGCTTCCGCGAGTTGCAGGAGAACGAGGAGCTGGAGCCCGGCGATCTGCTGCTCCTCAGCATTGGAAGCCCTGGCCTCAACCACTGCGCCGTCTACCTAGGCGATCAACTGGTGCTCCACCACCTCCAGGGCCGCCTCAGCAGTCGAGATCTCTATGGCGGCTGGCTCCTAAAGTGCACTGGGAGGCGATTGCGTCATGCTGCGTAAGATCAAGCTCTACGGCAAGTTGGCCAAGTTCATCGGCAAGCGTGTGCTTGAGGCCGACGTGGCCACCGCCGCCGAAGCTGTCCGCTTCCTCGTGACCAACTGGCCCGAGCTGGAGCGCCACATGGCCGACCAGCACTACCGCGTCAGCCTCGACACCTACGACCTCGCCGCCGAAGAGCTCCACGACCCCGCCGGCCAGGCCACCATCCGCATCACCCCCGTCCTCGCGGGCGCCGGCTCCGTAGGTCGCATCCTCTTGGGGGTTGCACTGGTTGCTGCATCGTTCTTCATTCCAGGCTCAGCCGCCCTCGCCGTAGGTGCACTGAAAGTCGGCATTGGCTCCGCAGTCTTTGGCCTTGGTACGACCTTGGTCCTAGGCGGCGTCGCCCAACTACTCAGCCCCGTCCCCAAGCTCGACGTCACCACTGAACAGGACCCGCGCCGCAGCTACAGCTTCAGCGGCATCCAGAACACCAGCCGCCCGGGCACACCAGTCCCCATCGTCTATGGCGAGACGCTGGTCGGCTCGATCGTCATCTCGGCTGCCATCGACACCGTCCAAGTCACCGCCTAAGCCATGACGCAAGACAATCTTCAGCTCATCGGTGCCGGCGGCGGTGGCGACGGTAAAGGCGGTGGCGGAGGCCAAGCCCGCACCCCTCAAATCAGTCCCGACAGCCTCGACTCCACCCAGTACGCCACCGTCCTCGACCTAATCAGCGAGGGAGAGATCAGCGGCCTAAAGAACGGCTTGGCGTCTATCTTCCTTAACAACACACCACTAGCTGGCACGCCTGTTGCAGCCACCGTAAGTCGAGCGTCAGTAAATGCTCCGGTTGTCCTAACAACAGCCACACCTCATGGCTTCACCAACGGCCAAGAGATATACGTTGATTTTCTTACGGCAGCTAATACAGATGGCCTGTATCCAATAACCTACATAAACACAACCACCTTCAGTGTTGCAGCACCTGCGCTGCCGGGCATCTGGTGGACTGGAACTGCTAACGCCTACGTCCTCAACTTCCGCAACGTCACTGTCTACACCCGTAACGGCACCCAAGCGCAGACCTACATCCCTATCGGTGGCGTAGCCAACACGGTATCTGTCGGCTCAACAGTGACGCAGGCCTTCCCTGTTACCCAAACCATTACCGATACCACCACCAACCGAGTCAAGGTAACCATCAACGTTCCGGCACTACAGGAACAAAAGACCAACGGCGACGTTGTAGGCAGCAGTTTCCAGCTACGCATCTCTGTCCAGTACAACGGCGGTGGGTACACAACAGTCCTCGAAGACACCGTAACTGGCCGCACCAACGACCCCTACCTACGCGACTACAACGTCCCGATAACTGGTGCATTCCCGGTAGACATACGCGTAAGTCGCCTTACCGCTGACAGCGTAGATCCTCTGATTACCAACGCCTTCAGCTGGAGTAGTTACAGCACCATCGTCGATAGCAAGTTCAAGTACCCCAACAGCGCCTTAGTTGCGCTGCGGATGGACGCCGAGCAGTTCAGCAGCATCCCCGAACGCAGCTATTTGGTACGGGGCATCAAGGTGCTAATACCTAGTAATGCCACCGTTGACAGCACCAACGGCCGTCTCATCTACTCCGGCGTGTGGAACGGCACCTTCGGCGCTGCTGCCTGGACAACCGACCCAGCGTGGATCCTCTGGGATCTCCTGACCAGCACCCGCTATGGCTTCGGCGACCACATCACCGCCGCTCAGCTGGACAAGTGGGCCTTCTACAGCGCCAGCCAGTATTGCGCCACGCTGGTGGCCAACGGCTTTGGCGGCCAAGAACCCCGCTTCTCCTGCAACGTCAGCATCCAAGCCCCCGAAGAGGCCTACACCCTTATCAACAACCTGGCCAGCGTCTTCCGGGCCATGCCGTACTGGGCAGCTGGCGCCCTAACCATCAGCCAAGACAAGCCCACCGATCCGGCCTACCTCTTCACCCTGGCCAATGTCAGCGAGGAAGGTTTCTCCTACGAGAACAGCAGCCGTAAGGGCCGCCCCACTGTCGCGGTCGTCAAGTACCTCGACCTAGCCAGCCGCGACGCTGCTTACGAGGTTGCCGAAGACCAGACCGCCATCAGCAAATACGGGGTCATCACCACCCAGATCGACGCCTTCGCCTGCACTAGCCGAGGTCAAGCCGCTCGCATCGCCGACTGGCTGCTCTACAGCGAGCAGTACGAAAACGAGATCGTCACCTTCACCGCCTCGATCGACGCCGGTGTGCTGGTGCGTCCTGGCCAGGTGATCGAGATCAGCGACCCAGTCCGCGCCGGCTCTCGCCGCGGTGGTCGCCTCACCTCTGCAACCACCAGCGCCCTGGTCGTGGACAACGCCACCGGCCTCCCGGCAAGTGGCGGCACCATCAGCGTCATCCTCCCCAACGGTACGGTCGAAAGCCGTACGGTCGGCACCCGCAGCGGCACCACCGTCCCCGTCACCACTCCCTTCACCATCGCACCCAACGCCAACAGCGTCTGGATCTGGGAAACCAACGACCTCCAGGCCAGCACCTGGCGTGTCCTCGGCATCCAAGAGCAAGACGGCGCCACCTACGCCATCTCGGCCATTGCCTACAACTCCAGCAAGTACGCCTACGTCGAGCGTGGCGCCCCTCTCCAGCAGCGCGACGTAAGCAATCTCAACGACCTCCCCGCCACCCCCACCAGCCTGAGCCTTAGCGAGGCCCTGTACACCTACCAAAGCCAAGTCCGCGCCAAGGTCATGGCACGTTGGCAACCCGTCTTAGGCGTCAACCAGTACTTCGTCCAGTACCGCAAGGACAACGGCAACTGGATCAGCGTCACCGTCCAGGGCCCCGACTATGACGTCCTCGACATCACCCCGGGCCTGTTCGAGTTCCGCATCTACGCCCTCAACGCCCTCGGCAAGCAGTCCGCCGCTCCCCTGACCGGTAGCCTTAGCGCCC